ATCAAATGGATGCTAATATTATGGCAGCGCAAGCATATCAAGAATCAGCATATATTGTATGGAATTATGCAGTAAATAGTACAGCATCTGGAATTAGTCAATTTACTGCTGGTACTATTTATGGCATTGTTATAGTCGATAAATATAATGAATTTACTGATAATGAAAGAAAAGCAATTACTAAAAATACAATTGATTATACTTTCGAATCGGGTAAAACACCACCTAAAAATAAATTTGTTGTTCAATTTTCAACTGGAAAAAAAAATAGAGCAATATTACATCAAAATATTATTGATAATCCCGAAATTATGATTAAAGCACAATTTGTTTACATGAAAAAGATTTCAACTAAATGTAATGGTTTAGCAAGTTGTACATTATTTGGGTATAGTCGAGGACCGGGATATGTAAAATCATCATCATATTCTGATGCGATTGCTGCTGCAAAAGGAGCGGGAAATTCTTATGAAAATGAAGGAATTATTTATGTGTATAGAATTTTCAAAAACCTATATGATAATTTTGGTTATAAACATCTTGATATAACAAAAGAAGCAGCAGAAAAATTTGATAAATTCAATGCAACACTTGGTTAAAGCAATTCTTTTTTAAAATCATGAAGGCTAATAATATTGTCATCAACAGACTTTTTATCATAAACCATTTCTTTGATTTTTTGAATAGCTTTAGTAATATTATCTCTGACAATTTCTTTATCAATATTCTCAAGAATTGTAAGAGTTTCGGTTTTATAAGATTCAAGAAGTGCTTGTTTTTCTTTTATTGTTGATTTAATAAGAATTTTTAGAAGATTCTTATCATTTTCATCAAGCGATGAATATTTTTCATTAAACTTATCAATGGCAATTTCAATAACATCTTCGTTGAGTGGTTCAACATTAACGTTTTCAAGTAATTCTTTTTTCGGAGATTTGATATGATTTAAAACCAATGTAAATGATTCATGAATACCATCAACATCAATTTCATCACTAATTTTTAGGGATTCTTTAATTAAGGTGTCAATCGCATTATATAATTGAACTTTTTCATTAACGGAAACAACGGCTTCGCCAATAAATTGATTTAATTTTTGACGTTCGGCTTCAATTTCCTCAATAGTATAGATTTCAAACAACTTAATGTTATTATCGATATAACGTGTTGCAATTTGGTTATCTTCAATATGTTTTGATTCTATATTATTAAATACTTTGAATTCTAATTGAAGAAGTGGTGAACTTTTAACAACATCAAAAAAATCAAAGGTGATTTTTTTCGATTCCTTAATTAAATTATCATTAAAGTACGAATTCTTTAATTTATTAGAAATTATCAAATTAGCAATTCCTATGTTGACGTTTTTCATGTAATATAATTCGATTTAATATAAATACTATAATTAACTATAAATGCTTATCTCATGTAAGATATTAATAAAATTGAGAAATTATTCTTCTAAATCAATATTATCAATGTTCTCAATATCAATATCTTCTACCTCATTTATTTTTTGTGTACTGTTGATGCTTTCACTGTTTTTCAATAAATTGTCTATTTCATCAATCATTTGTTCAGCATTTTTATTCAGTTTATCATTAATTTTATTATTTTCTTGAATTATTTCTTTTTGTTTAATTTTTTTCTTTTCTTGGGGTTCTTGTGTACTACCAAATACAAGTTTTTCGATATGTTTATCATATTCTTCCTCACTCATTTTCTTTTTGATTTCCATTAAAGGTGGCATTCCTGCTTCAGCACCACCTAAAGGAGCACCTGCTTCAGCACCACCTAAAGGAGCACCTGCTTCAGCACCACCTGCTGGTGGAGCACCACCTAAAGGCGCACCTGCTTCAGCACCACCTACTGGTGGAGCACCACCCTCAGTTCCACCAGAAATAGGCATACTTTCAATTGGTTCACCAAATCTTTTATCAATATCAGCAAATAATCCAGATTTTTTTATAGAAACAGGAGCGTCTGCAAGTTCTTGCATAACAACTTTTTCCATTTTCTGTTGCTTAAGATCGTCAACAATTTCTCTATCGCTCATGTTAAAAATCAAACGTTTTGCTGTTGTATGAGACATTGCAGCAATACCACCTTCAGCACGTGTTAATTCAGTATAGGTTTGTGCCTTATCACGCATTAATTCTGATTTTAGCAATTCCTGTTGTGTACTTGGATTGGTTAATGTAAGACTAAAACTATTTAAATCTTCTCCACTATAACCCAATAAATATAAATGAATCATTGCCATTTTATTGAGTTCCTGAATCATTGCTTGTTGAATACGATTAATTTTCTTAGCAAATCTGATATCATATTGTGCCATGTTTTTTCCAGCACCAGCAGCATCTTGGAAACTCAGGAATGGTTTTGGAATGCCTAGACCAACAAATAGATTGTCTCTAAGATACTCAATATCTTGAATTTGATCGAGATTCGAAGCACCCGGGAGCGTCTCGATTCCAGTTTGTGTATTTGCATTTCTTACAGGTAAGAAATAATCTTCATCATTCCCCAAAATATTGAAACGGTAATCAATTTGACCATCATTTGGTGCTACTTGTGCTGTTTTTTTAAATGTTGTAGCAACTCTGTAAATATATTCTTCAATATCGTCTTCATCAATATTTCCAACATCAATTTTAAATACTTTCTTTTCACCAGCACGAATAATACGATAGGTAAGCATTGCGTCTTCAGCCATAACCAACTGACGGAACACCCTACGAATCTTATTTAAGAAAGATGAACCATATGGAAGGTATTTATCATCTCCAAGAAGTCTAAAGTGAGCGATTTCAAATACATTAAACTCATCACCAGTCATTCTTTCTTTGAATTTAACTAATGGTTTACCATTTTGAATTCGTTCAAAACGTTCAATTTCATAATTTACAAGTTGCTTAACATGGGTAATACCTTTTTTACGTTCACCATATAAAAGAACAAAATTATCACCATATTTTACAGTATTTCTTACCCAGAAAGGTAAATTAACATTCACATTCACCGTTTCATAAAAAAATTCTTCCAATAATGTCTTTATTCTTTCTTTATTAGAATAGATGTTAAGCATTTTACCATTTAAACCAATGGTAGTTGCTTCTTCCATGAATAAATCCAATGCACTACTGATAATTGGATAGTATTCCATACCTTCATAATCAATATATGCTGGAAGTCTAGCTGCTTCGTATTGAAGTGCTTTTTGGAAACCTCTATCGGTTGTACGGAAGAATTTATTTTGGAGTTCACGTTTCTGTTCTAATTCCAGACCCTTTTTATGAATTTCTTCAGGAGTATTACCTTTGATAACAATCTTAGATTTCTGAGGAGTTGCTACAGGAGCAATTGCAGACGAATCTTGAAAGCCAAAACCATCAAGATTCAACATTTTATTAAGTTGTTGGTATATCGTTCCTTTATTTTTGTTTTCGCCAGCCATTATTATAATTTTTTATAGTTTTTTATAAATACTCTGAAATTTTGAAAAAGTCAGTTAAATATAAATACATTCTATCTTTTGTTTTTATCTTTTATTCCATTAAATAACCATGCGTTTGCTCCATATGGATTTAATGGTGACACACTATTCGGTGAAATAACTGGTTTATTTTTTACTTCTTTATTTATTTTCATTTCAGCAATAGTATTATTAGTAATGATTGCATTAAGCATTTTTTCTGTGATTCCCTTACTTTGTTTAAATCTCGCCATGTCAAAATTCAATACATATAATCCAAGTGCTAATCCCATAATACTATCATCATGGAAAGTACGTTTATGGTCAGCAACTCGGTTACCGGGGACAGTTACAAAGGTTTTTAATTCATCCAATAATCTCATTGACCTAATAATTACATCTTTTAAATGGATTGCTCTTTGCATTTCAAGTACAACTGATGGACGGTTGTTTCCGATAAAAAAACCGGGGATTAAATCAACATTAATTACTGTTCCATCAGGCATTACTTTTTGACCTTTTTTAATATATCCCTGCAATCTATCTCTACTTGGTTTATGACTTACTTCAGCATAATGAACATTTTCATAACCGAACTCTAATAATTTCTCAACTGTTTGTACACCATAACCACCTGTAATATCAACAACAGCATAAGCATCATTATAACGTTTACCGTATTGGTACGCAATTTCAGCAAGCATTTGTGGTGTTACTTTTCCATAATATTCAGCAACTTGTTCAACTTTATGTCTTTTTATTTTAACTTTTTTTGTTTTACCGTTTTTAGTGATTATCTTTTCTTCAATAACTTCGGTAGTTTTTAACATATTAAGTGTGGAATTATCTTCACCATGACCCGGAGATGCATCCAATGCCATAATATAATCTTCACCTACAATCGGTTCTTCCCAAATCCACATATTATTATCAAGATATTCTTGACGTATTGGTGGTAGGATTTCATCATCCTCTATTCTTTTAAGATATTCTTCAGCAATAAAATTATCTCCAGAACCTAAGAACGAACAGAGTAATTCCTGTGCAACTTTGCGCATATCTCCGTTAGCATTACGGATTTGCTCATCAAACCATTCGTTGGTTGCTTCCCATCCATCTTCAATCAATTGAAGTCGTTGTTCTCTTGACCTGCCCTCGTCTTCTAATCTGATTTCATTTTGTTTGTCCTTGTTTTTAACCCAATATAGACCCTGATTATATCTGGGGTCATTATACCACCAGAGTTCAACAGCATGAAAATTATTTTCTCCCTTTCTTGCACCCATAAATGTTTTATAGAACACAGCATCAAGTCCAGAAGGGGTACTAACCATAATTGCACGTCCACCTGTTACTAATGCAGGTAATGCTGCTGTCCAGAACTTATCACCTTTTTCTGCCCATGCAGTTTCATCCCAGAATAATAATGTTGGTGTCATACCACGCAAAGTCTTGGATGCAAAAGCACCGAGTTTTGAATCATTATCATAAATCTTAAGTTTCTGCGTGTCTTTCAAGTTTTTTTCAGTATTTCTACCAGTTTTAGGTCTAAGCCAAGAAGGACAACTTTCGATAAATTCAACAACATCACTCATTAATTCACCAGTAGCAGTTTCCAGTTTATCAGCAACAATAGCAACTGCCCTGTTCCTATTAAACATTACATACCATGCAATATATGCACAAGTTGTAGTTGAAACACCCGCCTGACGATATTTATTGGCAACAACAAATCGATTTTCTGGTTTATGATAAGTATTAATTAATTCTTTTTGGAAATCAAATAATTTAAACGGTACAATCATACCAGCAGTACCTTGAGTCTGGTCAAAGATTGTTAAATAAGTCTCAATAAAATAAATTGGATTTGCTGCAC